CTACTTTGCTGTATACTTCGAAAGCAGTAGCGTCATACGGTATACCACTGATAGTAGACTTTTTAGTAGAGGCACTATAGCTGACAGTTAAAGCACCATCTGCACTATCTAACCTGCTATCTAACAACAACGAATAACCTAAGTCACCGTCTGTCAGTCCGTCTTCCAACGTCAAGAACTCTAGGTGTAACCCTTCCGTGTCCTTGGTTATCATGTACAACTTACTGTCTATGAAATCAAAACCAACAACGTCACGATCAAAAGTGAACTTCATCCAAGCACTTTGTATCTTTTCTTTATTGCTCCAAAAGTATTTATATACGTACAACGTCTTCAGGTCGCTGTCTACACCGATACACAATGTATTCTCTGCTTGGCTACCTGCTATCTTACGTACGTTGTTTGGTATGTACTTGGGTACTTGTTGTGTAACTTCCTCTGCATCAAACAGTTCTGTATTGTTATCAACAAAGTATTCATACAGTCCTTCGAAGTCGTTACGTTTAAATGTAAAGTATATATAGTTACCGAGAGCTACGGGTTCTACACTGTCTGATATATCGTACTCAGTAACAGGAGAGATAGCTACCGTCTTAGGGCTTAGTATATCAGCACCACGCAACACGAACTGGGACTGCTTACTAAACAACATCAGCTTCTCTTGGAACGGTATAGCGTGTTGTAGGATAGCTACCTTGGTGTGACTGAGTCCGACATCTATCGGTGCACTGTCTAGCAGCTGTTGGGTGGTAGTCCTAAAGAAGTTAAAGTAATTGTCTGCTTCGCTGAAGATAACAGATGTATCAGTAACAAACCCTAAACGGTTCTTAAAGAAGAAGACGTCGTTGATAGTCTTGTCTACAAAAGATGGAAATGGATTGGTGTAACCGTCCCCCGCCCTACGTCTCCCATATCCCGGTGGTCTCTCAAAGTATTGAGCATTTGTCTTCCAAGGTTGTGCCGAGTTAACAGCAGTTGTAGTTACCCAATAGTCAAGCCATGATGTACCGTCGTACGAAACACCAGAAGACCATGCGGTCGCAGCACTTATACTAGGATCAGCAGTCCAATACTCTACCCAATCAACACCTGTACCCGGTTCGCTTGCAGCTGCTGAAGTGTGATCCTGAATGCACCTATAGAAAACTCCGCTCGATTCTACAGCATCACCTGTACCCGGTTCAGTATCACTTGTCGATATGTGGTCTTCAACTAAATTATAATACGTTCCGTTGTTTACTACTATGTTAGAGTATTCGTTTGGTGTTTGTAGTGTGAAACTGTTTATCTTACCTGTAGAGGCATCATAGGAATCAACAACAAGGACAATCGGCATAGTTGTGAGTTCAATAGCTGTATCGATACCTCGTGTTTCTCTAGCTGATTCAGGGCCGTCGTCCCACCCTACTGTTTCCACCCAACTGCCTTCTCCAAATTCTTCTCTGTCTTTTGTGTGGAAACGAACGTAGTAGTCATCCTGAGCTATATCAGCATCACCTCGTACTCGTATCCTAAAGTTATTATAACATTTTGCGGGTAGATCAGTAATACTATTAACTTCTTTATAAGCTAATCCTAAACCTTGGTTACTTAGTCCGTCTTCTGTTCTTATACTAAAATCTTCATCTCCTGTTATCTTAATAACAGCACCGTCTCGTTCTACTTCAAAGTTACTACCACCGGGTAATGAAAGATGCTCCAAAAACGTTGGCATAGTAACACCGGGTGTAGAAGGAAAAGATGTATAAAAAGTTTCTTGAGGCTTTTCATTCCAGTATTTTTGGTTGCGATTATTTCCTCTGGAATTTGGGGCGGCTCTTGAGTCTGATACAATTTTCTTAATCGTAAGAACAAAAGGTTTATCAAAAGTACCCGGCACTGTTTGCGTATTATCGTACCCTCTTCCTTTATGCGTAAGTTGTGAAGATTGAACCGCACCGTTTGCCCCTATAATAAGAGTACCTTTAGCACCTATACCTATTTTGTTATTTAAATCTGGATTACCTGACCCATCGTCCTCAAACTGTTCAATAAAATATTCGTAGGATGTAGTTAATGAATAAGAGTATGGAATTGAAAATTGCGTATCAGCACCGCTTGGTTCAAAACCACTACCTCTTTCAAGCGACACTCCTCCAACTATACCTTCCGAACCAAAGTAACCGTTAAGCACCGTCTCTAAATCCTGTGCTATAATTTCTGTATCAGCGTGAGTACCTGAAGAATTAGCACTACCACTTTCGTACGTGTGTCCTGCTGGTGGCGTTTTATTACTTTCAGTAGCTGTGCCACCGTGCGGTATAACATCTCCGTCTATGTAAATGTCGTAAGTCTTCTCGTAATCTCCGAGCTTAACAAACACCAAAGCACTATACTTACCTTCGTCGTCTTGTATGTGTTTTGATAACAAAGCAGGATTTGTATCTACTTTTACTTCTCTCCTCTTATTAACAAGAAACGTATAGTCAGCTACAGTCAACGCTCTCAGATCGTTTAACGGATCAGTAACAGACGTACCAAGACTGAGATAGCTGTTAGCAATAGACGTAACGGTTACAGGTATAGATGTACCTAACGACACGTCGTAAGCACTGACACCAGCAGGAATACCTAACGATACATTACCTAACGATACGACTACAGCGTACTGGTTCGTTTGGTCTCGTTTAACAAAGTGTGTGAATAGATTAGCCGTACCGTCTGTGTCTAAATTCTTTACGTAGTTGGTATTAGGACGCTTCTTCAGTCCCTCAACAACGGTAGCCCAAGCATTGATCTGTTCGTCACACTGACCGGGATAACGCAGATTGTCAGGTTGCTGCGATACACCTTGGGCTAAGTTAGGTACACTATTTACTAACAGAGGCATTATCTGTCAAGCACACGCATTACGCTGTAGTTATCAAAGATAGTACGGTCTGCATTCTCGGAGTCACTATCAATAGCTCTTGCTTTTGCTTCCACTTCGTCCCGTAGTGCAAATCCTTCGATCTCACGACTACCAAGAAAACGATTACTGAATATACGTGCAGCTTTAATAGTGATGTAGTTTCTAAATTGTTCAGGTATCTCTGTAAAGTCTAACTGAAAAGTAACAGAGGCTTTTACCTCTTTTGTCCAGACGTCTGTGTGGTTCTTCCTGTCGTATAAAATATTACCACGTTGTACAGGATCGACGTCTGTATATATCTGTGGGTCTAAGTCTATGGTTAACACGTTGCTAGGTAAAGTAATCTTACTATTGGTAGCGTCGGGAGTGAATGGATATTCGTGCTCCGTGTTAAAGTGCCAACCTTCTGATTGTATAGCTCTACTCGTTTCGTCTAACACATTCTCTGCTTGTACCACGGTGATCGGGACAGCTGTGCCGCCTAACGTGTTAACGGGTGCTTCGCCAATAACGGCAATCATTGTGTTTACCGCTTCGAGTTTAGTTGTAAGAGCCATTTTAATAAAGGTTTCGGTAGAAGGGAGCTTTTTTTTTCACAGACCTCCCACCACCGAGAGAGTGGTTAAGAAACAAGTTCGATAGCACACTCAGGACGGAGAACTCCGTGTCCCATAGCATACTTCGCAACGAACAATGTACCTTGACGCTCGATTTGGTACTCAGATTCGGTAGCCAAGTCGAGAAGTTTTACCGTTCCAACAGCAGCTGAATGACCAACAATACCGAGAGTGTTAGTAAAATCAGCGTCGTAACCGTCAGTGGATGCAAACAAATCGTTGTTAGAATCTGCATCACCTGAGTTAGTACCAGTAGCAGAAGACAAGTCAGTGTCTGGAATGTGGTTAGATTTGAAGATGCTGATACCAGCGATCTGAGGAATAGTACCAGAAGCGATTCCACCTTGACCTCCGATGTCCGAGTTAACGGCAGAAGTAAGGGAGAAGCTATTGGATGAATCCGCACCAGTGATCAACTTATAGTATTGCTCAGGAGAAAGAACGCAGAAACGACCGTCACTTGGGACATCGTTTTCGTCAAGCTTTTGAGCAGCGGTGAAGAATGCAGCAACAAGCTCTGCACCTGTAACAGCAGCAGGAGTACCTACAACGTCAGGAGCTGAAAAGTCATTGTTAGCCACGTCTAAGCGTCCACCAGTTTTAGCAACTTGAGTTAAGTTAGTAGCAGAACGAGCAGCACCGATGAATGATTTAGCAACAGCTGTATCGAAACGTTTAGCAAGAGCCTTACCCAATTCGTTAGCATATACTGAACGAATGTCGTAGTGGTTCTTTACGTCGTCGATGTTAGCCAAGAAGGTAGAAGCAACAAGCATCTTATCGATGGTGATGACTTTCTCTGTTTTCTTGATGTCACTAAGGTATGTAGCACCTGCACCTGCTTCAGCGATGTTCTCACCGGGTGTGTGGTAGTTAGCCGAAGCAATACCTGTTACTGGGAATTGAGCGGATTTACCGTTCTCAATAGTTCTGATTGTGTGTAGAGGTTTAAAGATGTTAGATTCCTCAAAGGTTTGCAGGATTTCTCCGCTGAACTTTTTGAGAAACAAAGCATCATTATCCGAACCGCCTTCAATAAGACCTACACGACTTGGGTCTGTTTGTCCATTAGCCATAATATATAATCTCCTATGTTAAGTTATTAATTGATTGTGATTTGTTTGGTTGACTTTCACTTCGTTCGTTCGCACAGGATTGTCTACCGCAGTAGGTCGAGGGACTAGTAGTCGCTAGTTGTCTAATTAAATATGTTACCAATTACTATAAGACCAACAAATGCACCAATTGTCAACACTAGGACTTTCTGACGCTGTGGTAGATCGTTATAGATTCTAATTAGTCGTTCTATTTGATATTTCATCTTTTGCTTTTTTGTGTACGTATCTCGTATATATGATTGGTATGACATTCCACAAGACTACACCTATCAGGCACAGCTTTAGCAAGCCATAAAATTCAGTAAGCATACTGTCGAAAAACCCGTTATCCATTGACGCATCTAGTTGATTACTAACGAGTTGCTTCACATCTCCTTCACTTAACGCTTTGACTTGCTCCGTTAAATGTTTGTTTTCTTCCATGTATTTGGCTGTTTCTCCTACACCCCAACCAAGTGCTGCACCTCCCGCAGCTGGCCCCGGCCCTCCTAAACTACC